TAGATACTAATACTAAACAAATAACTTTTACTGATAACAGATTCTACACTGCAGAATCAGGTGCTTTTATCCCATCAGTTACAACTATCCTGCAGGCCTTCCCAAAAGATGCTCATTTTTTCCAATGGCTTAAACAAGTTGGTAATGATGCCGATTTAATTAGAGATGAAGCCGGCAGACGTGGATCTATTGTCCATAGCTTAACTGAGCGTTACGATGCTGGCGAAGAGATTAACTTATTAGATAACGGTGGTAACATTGGCTTTAAAATGTCAGAATGGACAATGTTTGAGCGTTATGTTGAGTATAGAAAGCAAGTGGACCAGGAGATAATGTATTCAGAGATTAACTTTATTTCTGAGCTGTTAGGATATGCTGGAACCATTGACCGTGTAACGCAAATAAATGGCAAAAATTACCTTATTGATATTAAGACATCAAATACTATTTATGACCATTACTGGTGCCAATTAGCGGCTTATAATCAGCTAATGATTGATGCATATAAGTCAGATAAGATTATTGATCATGTTGCTATCTTATGGCTAAATGCTAAAACACGTACATCCGGTAAAAATGGTGCTATTCAAGGTGCAGGTTGGCAGTTAATTATTCGTGAAGATAGTGAGCGTGAGAATGACTTAAAACTATTTAATGCAACAAAGCTTTTATGGGATGCGCAAAACAGCGACATGAAACCTAATAACAAATCTTATTCATTAACACATAAATTGTAAGTTATGAATACTGAAAAATATTTAGATTTATTACTTGATAATTCAGGTCATTTAAATCCAAATCCTAATAAAAAAAACGATAAACATCCTGATTATGGTGGCTATATAAAAATTGAAAATAAACCATATAGAATATCAGCATGGGTTAAAATCAGAAAAAATGGTAAGAAGTTTTTATCATTAAATTTGGTTGATATTGAATCTATAAATATTAATGAATTATGACTGTACAAAAAAATGTTACCTGCAAATTATGTGGATGCATTAATGATAGTGTTGAAATAATTGAAAAAATATTTTTTAATAATAAAGGCTCACATTATCAGTTTCAGTGCAACCATTGCAACAAAAAATCTAACATACCAAAAATAGAATTAAACGGTGGCACCGATACAGCCATATTTAAACCAATGGGATCAATAATTAAAAATTCTGCTATCTACCTTACCATCAGTGATGGTAAAATCTGCAGACGTGTGCAATCTCCCACATCGACATCAAAAGAGAGACAAACAAAAGATGGTAAGCTTATCCACGAAGAGCAGTATCATGGCTGGAGTGGTAAAATTACCGACATTCAAACCAGGCAAACTGATTACGGTAAAGAGTGGAACGTAACCATTGAAGATGGTGATACTAAAGCATCTTTGCAAATGAAGTACAGCAGTGGTTATGCATCTGCATTTCTTAAGACATTGCCAAATGTTGACTTGTCAAAAGATGTAGAATTGATGCCTAAATCTGAGACTACAGACGGCAAAACTAAGACTACGATGTTTATTAAGCAAGATGGTAAAGCAATCAAATGGGCTTATACAAAAGACAATCCAAATGGCTTACCATCTATGAAAAAAATCAAAGTTAAAGGTGTTGATGTTTGGGATGATTCCGACATGATGGAGCATCTTGAAGCAATGGTTAAGTCTAAGTTTGCAAACAGCAAACAGGATGACTTTGATGTGCCGTTCTAACCTATACTGGGGATGCGACCAGTCAACGCATATTTTAAATAATTTATCATCATTAAATAAACAAGCATGCCAACCGAAATAAATTACTTTTCAGAATTTACTACCAGTATTATCATTTCAGAAGATAGATACAAATATCTTGAAGATGCAGGAATAGAAATTATATCATGTGAGCTTTACGATGCTAAACCAAAATTAAAAGACACAGAAGCTTTTTTAATACATTTTAAAGTAACCAATATGACTTTTTTACATTTTTTTCAAGCCGGTATCAAATATTCAATGGACAAATACTATAAACCTTAATTTATGAAAATATTTTTAAAACACTACGAGATAACTGTTACTATCGACATGCCTGATGATGTATCATTAGACGAAGTTTTTGAACAATTTAATGCATTACTCATATCAGCTACATTCCAACAAGAAAGCATTAATCAATGGATAATTGAGAAAGCTGAGGAATTAAATCAATCTTAATTATGTGGAAAGTCTATCTATTAATGTTTTCAGTAGTTGTAATTGTATCTCTTTTGTGGGTACATCTTTTAAGCAACGATGATAATAACTACGAAGAGGAAGATTAAGTAATTATATGCGAAAGGGTATAAAAAACAGCACTTTGTGCAAATTATACCCTTTTGCGTATAGTTTACGAAAACGTAAACAATTATCATAACTTACTAAATTTACAAATTTTGATACTACGAGACTACCAGGTGGATTTATCCACTAAAGCTTTTGACTTATTAACTAAGCACAAAATAGCCTACTTATCTATGCAAGTTAGAACAGGCAAAACATTGACTGCACTTAATACTTGCAAATTATATGGGGCAAAAAGTATTTTATTTGTTACAAAAAAGAAAGCTACACTTAGTGTGGTAGCTGATTATGAGCATTACAAAAATGACTTTAAATGCTTTGTTATAAACTTTGAGCAACTTCATAACATTACTGATCAGTACTTTGACTTAGTAATCATAGATGAAGCACATTGCACTGGTGCCTATGCTAATGTATCAAAACGTACAAAAGAGCTAAAACGTTTATGCCATAATCTACCAATAATCTATCTTAGTGGTACACCATCACCTGAAAGTTACAGTCAACTGTATCATCAATTTTGGATAAGCTCATTTAATCCATTTACGCAAAAGAATTTTTATACATGGGCTAGAGAAGGCTTTGTTACCATTGGAACAAAGTATGTTTTTAACCGTCAAATACATGATTACAAAAATGCCAATAAAGAAGCCATTGATAAAGTAGTGAGCCATTTATTTTTGCCATATACACAACAAGAGGCTGGCTTTGAGCAATTGGTTGATGAAAATATACATTATGTTGAAATGTCTGACAGGACATACCAGGTATGTAATAGACTTAGAATTGACAAAGTAGTAACAGGCAAAAATGGTGATGTAATTGAGGCTGATACTGAGGTAAAATTACTGAGCAAACTACATCAGCTTTATTCGGGTACAGTTATTTTTGATGTGGCTATGTGTGATGAGCAAGATACAGCCATTACTGATGATAGTAAAGTAAATTATATCTTTAAAACGTTTGAGGGGCTTAAATTTGCTATTTTTTATAAGTTTAAAGCTGAACGTATGGCTATTATAATTGGAGCGCAAAAAAGAGGCTTAAAATGGACAGAATCACCTGAGGAGTTTCAATCAAATGATGATATGATATTTTTATCTCAGTTTGTAAGTGGTAGAGAAGGTGTAAACTTATCGACTGCTGACTGCCTGGTGTGTTATAACATTGATTTTTCTGCAGTTACTTATTTTCAAGTAAGAGCAAGGCTACAATCAAAAGATAGAGTAGATCCTGCTAAAGTACATTGGATATTTGCCAAAGATGGCATTGAAGAACGAATTTATAAAGCTGTATGCAATAAAAAAAACTACACTACATCTTACTTTATTGAGGAAGAGAAAAGAAAACCTGAATACCATTTAGAGCAATTAAAATCTGTTACTAACGTTGCACGTAACGAAGTGCAAATACTAACTTATAAAAAATTAGCTTTGAATAGTTTGAAAAAATATCCTAAGTTTGATACCCGACAAATTGAAAATTATCTTTGGTGCTGGTGCAATGATATGCAAGACAACATCATTAAAGCCGGTATTGATACTCAATCATTTTTAAAACTACTTATAGATGCAAAAAATTAATTTAAAACATGGCTCATTATTCTCAGGTATTGGAGGCTTTGATTTAGCCTCAGAATGGATGGGTTGGCAAAATTTATTTCATTGCGAATGGAATGAATTTGGGCAAAAAGTTTTAAAACATTATTGGCCTAATGCTGAATTATTTACTGACATTACAAAATCAAACTTTACAAAATATGCAAACAAAATTGATGTTCTTACAGGAGGATTTCCCTGCCAACCTTACAGCTCAGCAGGTAAGCGACTTGGAAAAGAAGATGACCGCCACCTCTGGCCGAAAATGCTTAGAGCAATTCGAGAAATTCAACCGCGCTACGTTGTGGGCGAAAACGTTCGCGGGCTTACTAATTGGAATGGGGGATTGGTATTCGACGAAGTGCAAGCTGACTTGGAAGCTGAAGGCTACGAAGTGTTACCGTTTTTACTTCCAGCTTGTGCCGTTAACGCACCACACCGAAGAGACAGAATATGGTTTATTGCCTACTCCATTAGCGCAAGCGAGAGAGCAAACAAACTTCGAGGCTTACGATTTAAGAATGGAGAGACTAGTAGAGAAGGGACACACACCATTCACAATGCCATTGGACCAGATGGCATTAAGGGGATTACTTCCAACACCAATTGCTTCGGAATCGACCAAAGCAGGAAAAACGAGCAAACAAAACTCCTTAACAACAATGGCTTTGAGGGGAGATTTTATGCCAACACCACAAACAAGAGATTGGAAAGGTTGCGAGGGGAGGAGAGGAGATTTGCCGAGTTACATAATAGACGAAATGAAAATAAATACTGGGAAAACTTCCCAACTGTCGCCCCAGTTTGTAATGGAGATGATGGGCTTTCCGACCAATTGGACAATATTACCTTTCCTAAATGGCGAAACGAATCAATCAAAGCCGGAGGAAACGCAATAGTGCCACAGGTAGCATATCAAATATTTAAAGCCATTGAGGAATATGAGAGAATCGCAAATACAACACCAGATAATTAAATGGCTTGAAGCTAATGGATGGTTAGTAGTTAAAATTATACAAACTAATAAAAATGGGTGGCCCGACTTGCAAATACATGCATTCGGTGTCACCATTTTTATCGAAGTGAAATCTGAGAAAGGCAAACTATCTGAGCTACAAAAATACCGACACAAACAAATACAAGACAGAGGATTTTTCGTTATTACTACATCATCATTAAACCATATACAAAATGAATTTATTAAAATCAGCGAAGGACTACGTATCAATCGGATTATCGGTAATCTCAACTGATAACACAAAACGCTCCATTGGATCATGGAAGCAATACCAGTACAACATACCAACTGAACAGCAACTTAATACAATGTTTGCACATCCTAAAGTGCAGGGGCTTGCAGTTATATGCGGAGTTGTATCAGGCAATCTAGAAGTAATAGATGTGGACTGCAAATATGGGGTTGATTTTGCGAAATATTGTGACAAAATACTTGATGCTGATCCTGTGTTATTTAGCAAATTATTTATAGTAAAAACAAAATCTAATGGCTACCATATTTACTTTAAATGTGAGTTTATTGAGGGCAATCAAAAGCTTGCAGAACGGCCACCAAATGATGCAGAACTAAAAGCCAAT